GGCTCAGAGCCCGTGCAGCTCACTCCGCGGGAGGCGCATCCGGAGTACTTCGCGCAGCGGTGAGTCCAGCGAAAACCCCTTGCTGAACCGCATCTCTGAGTCCGTTGAATGCCATTGAGTCTGGTTGCGCTATATCGAAGTTGGCTGCGGCAATGCCCGCCATAACGCAATCTGTGATGAGTTGCACTGACTCATTTGGCGGTATGTTTTGCATGTACGTAACGTACTACTGTCGCGAACGCATCGCTACCTGCATAGATTGTCCGGCCATCGGAACGTTCCGATCTTCTGGACGACGCGATGGCCGAGCCAACTCCTTCAGGGCAAACACCCGCCACTCCTGATCCCGCCTCTACTGCCGTAGTTGCGGACCCGGCCGCCAATCCGCCCGTCCAGCCGCCTGTCGCCGCTGCAGATCCTGCCGCGCCGACGAATCCCGCTGACCCGAAAACCGAACCTGCCAAGCCGACAGCGCCCGAGAAGTACGACTTCAAGGCACTGACGCTCCCGGACGGTGTGACGCTCAACGAGCCAATCCTGGCGGCGATTGAGCCGATCTTCCGCAAGTACGGACTGACGCAGGACGCCGCATCCGAACTCATCACCGAGCACGCCAAGGCTCTCGCGAAAGTAGAGAGCGAGGCCGAAGCGACGCGCGAAGCCGACTTCAAGACGTGGATGGCCAACCAGGTGAAAGAGCACCAGGCCACTGTCCGCAAGGAGTTTGGCGCCGCCTACGACACCAACATGGCGATTGCGCAGAAGGGCATGGCCCGCGTGTGCAGCCCCGCCATGAAGGCACTGCTCGATGAGACGGGCTTGGGCAATCACCCCGAGTTCGTCAAGGCGTTCCTCACGGTCGGAAAGATGGTCAGCGAAGACACCCCGCCGAATGGACAACAGCCCGCCAGTCGCAAGAGCGATGCGGAAGTGTTCTACGGCGCCACAAACTGAAGGAGTTCTGATCCATGGCCACTCTTGGCGCCAATGCCGTCACGCTGACCGATCTTGCGAAAACCTGGGATCCAAACGGTACTCCCGCGCGCATCGTCGAACTGCTCTCGCAGACCAATCCCATCCTCGACGACATGCTCTTCGTCGAAGGCAACCTACCTACGGGCACCCGGACCACCGTCCGTACGGGCCTCGCCTCGGCTACCTGGCGCTTGTTCAATCAGGGCGTTCAGGTCACCAAGAACACCAACGCGCAGCTGGACGAACAGGCCGGCATGCTCGAGTCGTGGGGTGAAGTCGATGTGGCCCTGGCCGAACTGAACGGCAATGCAGACGCGTTCCGGCTCGGCGAGAACGCCGGGCACATGGAAGCGATGAACCAGGAAATGGCGGGCACGCTGTTCTACGGCAACGCCGGCACCTCTCCCGAAGAGTTCAACGGCTTCGCCACGCGCTATTCGACGCTCGGACAGAACTGCATCACAGGCGGTGGGTCAGGTTCCGACAATGCCTCCATCTGGCTCGTGGGCTGGGGTCCGCTGTCGATCCACGGCATCTATCCCAAGGGGAGTGCGGCGGGTCTTCAGCACGTCAACCACGGCAAGGCGGTCACCGAGACCGTCAATGGTGTGGGTGGTTCACGCATGGCCGTGTACCGCGATCAGTGGATGTGGAAGTGCGGGCTTGCCGTACGCGATTGGCGCTATGCGGTTCGGGGCTGCAACATCGATGTGTCCAACCTCGTCGCCGAATCGTCAGCCGCAAATCTCATCAAGCTGATGATCAAGATGTGGCACCGGATTCCCACCAACACGGGCGGCCAGACCAACCAGGGTTTCGTGGGTGTGAAGCCCATCTGGTACATGAACCGCACGGTGGCGCAGATGCTCGACATCCAGCGCTACAACGTGGTGGCGGGCCTGGGCACGGGCAGCCAGAACCTCGGCGGCAGCATCCAGTACGACCAGATCGACGGCAAATGGGTGCCCACGTTCCGCGGAGCGCCGATTCGCATCTGCGATCAGCTGCTCGAAACCGAAGCCACCGTGGCCTAACCGGAGCGCACTCACATGCTTATCGATGCACAGCACCTTTTCTCCGATGCGCAGGCGGTTACCGCGGATGCAGTCGGCACCAACGTCATCGACCTCTCTGCAGACCGCAACATCGGTGCTGGGGAGCCGATGTGCGTGGTCTTCTGCGTGGATGTCGCGGCAGACCAGACGACCGGCGACGAGGACTACACCTTCGAAGTGGAGTACGCGACGAATGCCGCGCAGACCACAGGGCGCCAGCTCATCGGCCGGCGCGCCTTCGAATCCGGTACACCCACAGCGCCTGCGCAGGACGCGGATCTGCTCGTGGCGGGGTTCCGGTTCGTCATCCCGATCCCGCCCGTGACCCTGGCTGAGAGCGAACGCTATCTGGGCATCCGCTACGACGTGACCGGTACGACGCCCACCATCACCTGTACGGCGTTCCTCACGGCACTGTCGATGGTTCAGGGCGATGTGCAGTATCCCGACGCGCTGACAATCTCGTAATCCCTGTGTATTGGCGGGGCGCAAGTCCCGCCTTTCTTTCGAGGTTCCTATGGCAGTTCTTCAAGTCCAGGTCGAAACCGAACGCCCCGGTACCGTCACAGTGCGTGCCAAGGCAGCGCCGGGTCGGGAGATGGACGCGCGTCCCATCGCAGGTTTTTATGTGCGTCGCCGGTTCGAGGGCGAGACATTCAAGATCAACGACTGGCACGAGTTCTCACCGCGCTGGATGGAGTTCGTCGACGATCCTCCGGCGGACTGGGTCGAGAAGATCAAGGCTCGTGAAGGTGACATCGAGCTGAAGGTGCAGAAGGCCGAAGAGGAAAACGCACTCAGTCCGCGCGACCAGATCATGCGTCAGATGCTGTCCATGGCGCAGATGGCGCAAGGCGGCGAGACACAGTCGATCAACCAAGCGACGGGCCGGCTATCGCGCAAGCAGGCGAGCGCGTAACCCGTGGCCACGGTCGCCTCCACCATTCAGCGCGTCAACACCTTTCTAGATGATGCGCATGTCCTCAGCTGGACGCCGCTGACGACTACAAATGCCGATGGTGGCGCGATCGAGATGCCGGGCTCTGCGGATCGCACGATCCAGTTCCTGGGCACATTCGGCGCAGGCGGGACGATCATCCTGCAGGGTTCCAACGTTCTGGCGCCGGTAGCCGGCACCGATACGGATTGGTTCACCCTCACCGATCCGCAAGGCAACGCCATCAGTAAGACGGCGGCCGGTGGAGAGGCGGTGCTGGAGCTCACGCGCTGGGTGCGCCCCAAAGTTACGGCAGGGGACGGCACAACGAGCCTCACGGCATTGCTCCTGGTGAAGCGCGGATGAGCACCTATCGCGAAGCGGCTGCCGCGGCCGACAAGCTCGGTGCGTTCCTTGAGATGATGGAGCGCGTGCGCGTGGTTGTGGCCGCCGCGGCGCGCGCCGAACAGGAAGAACAGGATGCCAAGGATCGCCTGAAGGTGGCCCATGAAGCGGCTGTCAAAGCCGAAGGGCTCACCGCTGAGAGCCTCGAGCAGTTGAAGGCCGCGCAGGAACGTGTCGCCGCAGCCAAGGCAGAGGGCGAGCAGCTCGCCCTCGATGCGCAAGCTGAGGCAGACAAGATCCTCGCCAAAGCACGCGAGGAAGCCGCGAAGATCACTGAAGTTGCGCAGTCGAAGCTGGCCCTGGCCCGTGCCGAAGGCGAGAAGGTCGCGCAACAGCATCGTGATGTGCAGGCCGAGCTGGATGCGGCGCGCGCGGAGCTCGAGAAGATCCATTCCAAGATCGAGGCCGCTAAGGCGGACGCACGCGCGCGGTTCGGGTGAGCCGTGGACCAGACGGGCCTGTACAACTTGGCGCTGGGCCGAATCGGCGTCGGACAGGCCGTAGCGTCTCCCACTGAGAACTCCGTCCCCGCACGGACTTGCAATCGCTTCTATGAGCAGTGCAGACAGGAAGTGCTGAGGGCATTTCCGTGGGGCTTCGCGCTACGCGCTGAGCCGATCGCGCTCGTTGCAGACCAGACCTTTCCAGGCTGGAACTACGTCTACCAGTATCCGGACGACTGCCTCATGGTGCGCGCCATCGGCGATGAAAGCGGCATCCGGATCACGCGCTCGCTGTTCCTGATGAACGATCGCGACTGCTGGAACAACCTTCAGCGCACTCGCCAGCCGTTCCAGACCGCTCTCAAAGATGACGGCGCAAGCCAAGTCCTGCTCACCGATGTGCAGGACGCATGGGCGTTCTTCACGATCGATGTGGAAAACACCGGAGCCTGGCCTGTGGACTTCGGCGGCGTGCTCGCGTGGCGCCTGGGCATGGAGATCGGCGGCCCCCTGCAGGCCAAGCGCGACATGGTGGACGCCTGTGAGCAGCGCTACGTCTCATGGTTTTCGGCCGCGACCGCTGCTTCGCTCAATGAAGGCAAGGACGACGCGCGCCCTGAATCACCCTCGATTACCTGTAGGGCATAGACATGGCATCCGGCACGTTTACCGCAGCTGATCAAGCGTCCTCGTCGGTCTACTTGAAGGCTGGCGAGCAGATCACCGCGTCCCTGACAGGGACCTGGGTGGGCACGGTGGCCCTGCAGAAATCTCTGGGCACGGCTGGATGGCAGACGATCAAGGAGCTGAGGTCTAACACAGTTCTGGATCACACCGCAGAGCCTGGATCGTATCGCCTGATGTGCGTTGCCTATACCTCAGGCACGGTTTCCTACTCGCTGACCAGCGCTGCGCTTGTTACTCCCGCGGGTGTGACGACGGTGTCGCAGCTGGTTCATGTGGATGTGGAGACAGGCTCGCTGGGCTCGTCGTTCGTGGACGTTCCTGGTTTGACCTTCCCGATCGAGGCCAACAAGAAGTATGGCTTCGAGTTCCAGATCCAGGCCTACACCGATCAGACCACCACGGGCATCGATGTGGCGGTGAATGGACCCGCGTCCCCGGTCTCCATTCGTTATACGCAGCCGCGTTTTGGCGCGACGGGTGTCGTGACCTCGATTGCCACGGCCTACGACAACGATACGGCGAGCGGCACCGGTCCCACAGCAGGCACTCCGGGCCGTGTCTTCACCGTTTCAGGAGTCATCGAAAACGGCATCAATGCAGGAACTCTCGCAGCTCGCATCAAACGAGAAGCGGTCGGTACGGGCCCAGTCGTGATGCCCGGCAGCTGGGGGCGGGTTTGGGAACTTTTTACGTAGGGGGCGACACAGCCCCCATCCTGCCGATTGCCGGCGCGATCCAAGGTCAATGGGTCGTTCCCAACATTATCCAGACATCTGGAGCCATTTATGTTGGCTACGCCGGCACGGGGGGTCAGTTCGGCGTCGCACGCATTCCGAGCTCGCTTGCGGTTTCCACGACGACGCTCGCTACGCGTGAGGTGGACGACCACAACGTCCCGGCGGTCATCCAAACCAACAGCGGCAAAATGCTGGCCGTCTACAACCGGCACTCGCTGGTCACGAGCGTCTACAACCGGCTCTCGGCATCGTCCGACGCCACGGACTGGGGCTCGGAGCGCACGGCCACGGCCAGTACAACCGCCACGTATCTGCACCTGCATCGCCTCACGGGCGTGGATCGCATCTGGATCCTGTACCGCGTCGGCAACTCGTCCGTGGGTGACTGGGTCATCCGCTATAGCGATGACGAAGGCGCGACGTTCTCGACCGAGCGCCTCTTGGCGCCGAACACCTACTTGACGAGCGTGCCCGATCCGGATGGCGTGAACATCCGCTGCTTCGCTTATGACCATCCGGTCAACGGCACCGATCACGACATCTACTATTTCCGCGTGAATCTGAGCACCGGAGACGTCACAAACTCGGTTGGAACGGTGCTTGGCAATGTGGTGGACGATACGGGCCTGCCGATCACAAAGGGTGAGGAACACAAGGCGGTAGATGTCACCGATCCTGTGAACACCCGTATGTATGAGCTTGCGAAGGTCGGTGTTCCGGCGATGGTGGGCAGCGAGTTCACGGAGGAGCTGTCGGGCACCTACTACCGCTACACGTACGCGACATCGACAACACCCTTCACGCGCAGCGCTATCGCCACCAGCGGGCCGGCGTTCATTACCGCGACCTATTACTACGGCGGTGCCTGCTTCGACGAGTCCTCGCAAGACATTGTGTATGTCGCGCGCAATCTGAGTGCTGCACTCGGCGTGGGCTCGTGGGAGCTGGTGAAGATGCAGCTTCTCAATGGCGTGTGGGAGCGGGCAGAGATCATTCGCACCTCGCGGAACATCATTGCTCGTCCGCAGGTGAAGTACGGCCGCCTATGGTGGTCTGAGATTTCTCGGTATGTGGATTACACCGACTTCACCGCCGCGGTCTTCTCGCGAGCCATATGACGAAGCTGTCACAAGCCAGCTTGACGGGCGGGGAGATCTCGCCGTCTCTACATGAACGGGTGGATCTGGCGCGTTATGCGACCTCCCTTCGCACCTGTCGCAACTTCTTTGTCCGGCCCACGGGTGGAGCGAGCAATCGGGCAGGGCTTCAGTTCGTCTACGCCCTGGATCCAAGCAGCCTTGCCACCCTGATCCCGTTCATCTTCTCCACGGATCAGTCCTACATGCTGGTCTTCCAGGAAGATGAAGTGCGGGTCTTCGCGGACGGCGGTTTCGTCTACGACAGCACGGCCAACATCACCAACGTGACAGACGGCATTGTCGCCTCTCAACCGCGCCGAACAATCACGACCGCAACACCCCATCTGCTGGGCGTGGGTCAGGACGCGATCATCGCCGGCATCACAGGGTCCGGCACCTTTGCGCCCAGCGGCACGTTCGAGGTGCTGTCGGTCGTCAGTCCAACGGTGTTCAGGATCATCGGCAGCGGTGATCCGAGTGGCTCGTATGTCTCGGGCGGCACGGTGTCGATCTCCACGCCGATCGCTAGCCCCTACCAGAGCGCGGAGCTTGCGGACCTGCGCTACACACAGTCCGCGGATGTGCTGACGCTGACACATCAGAACTGGATTCCGCACGAGTTCACGCGGCTGACGGCTT